TTTTTCAACGATTAAAGTCGATCAGAGCCCCATTTTCTGGCGCTTTTTCATCGACTTTTTGCGGCGCATTTTGGCTCCAGAAGAGCGCGACTTTCGCTGCGCCTTACGGATGGCTACCTTTTGCTTACCGCTCAGTCGAACCTTGCCGCTTACGCGCTTTTTAATGCGCACTTTCTTACCGCCCCGAACCGCCACTTTCTTTTTGTAAGTGGCGTCAAAAATCGCTTTCTGGGCCTCTTCGCCGAACACAAAACTGTCCAGTTCATCGTCGCCGTCGCCTTCCACGCCAGCTGTCACCAGCTCGTGCACACGTACAGCGGCTTCGGCATCCCAGTCGTTTAGCAATAGATCAAGGTCTTCATCTGCAGCGCCAATGCTGGACAAATAGTCCCACGCAGATTCCAGTGCCGACGCCATGATCTCGTGCTCGTCATCGTCCAGCTCGCCGTTTTTATCATCGTTGGCGATACCAACCATCAGGCTCATCAGCCGGTCTGACAGCTGCTCGCCTTCTTCCAGGGAGTCACCGTCTTCGATCCACTGATTGATCGCTGCGGCCGAGTCCATTCGAGCCGTCATAAGCTCGTATTTTTCAGCCGAATCCCCAGACGTCTCAATAGCGCTGTCAAGCGCCGCCTTTCGTGCCTGGTCCTGCTGTTCCTCATTCATAAGGCCATACAAGTGGCCCCTCAGATCGCTGCTCATTCTGACCTCCTTAGCGGTTCAGAGTCTGTGTAACAAAGGTTTGACGGTTGGTGCCGTCATAGCGGACCCAGTAGCTAACATCCATTCGGTCGTACGGGCTGGCCTCGCTGGGGCCCACGACAAATCGGTACGCTGCACCACCCATGGCCGGGTCGTCAGACGGCACCACCCAGTCAGACGCCTCGGCACCTTCGAAAAGCACTTGCAGGAAGTCTGCGGTGCGCTTGACGGCGATTTTCATTGGCTTTTGCAGCGCGTCCTTGGCAAACCGGGTCACCGCGTCATCAATGCTGGTCGACATATCCACTACGGCGATCAGCTTTTTCAGCGAGTTGCTAACCGGTGCGCAGGTCAGCGAATCACGCCACACATAGCGGCCGCCGCCGGTGTAGGTCTCATAGATGACCGGGTTGATTTTCGCCCGCGCCAGCATGTCCAGCTCTTGATTGTCCGGGGTGTAGGTCTGAATGATGCCGTTACGGTCTACCTGCCATTCGCGACCCGCTATCGGGTAGTTTTTCGGTGCAAAGCCCTTGGCGTTGGTTTGTGCGTTGCGCGCACACGCCTTAGCGATGTTCAGCGCCGCGGTGCCAAAATAGCCCTTGGCATTGACGCCCGACGGATCGTTGGACTTGAGCGGCGCCCAGTAAGCGTGCGCCAGATGCGCCGACGGATTGGCAGAGATGTTCATCGGCTCGATCCACGCCACTGCCTCTTCAGGGGACAGGCTGCCCGGCACATCAATCCGCAATTGGCGGTTGGTGTTGTGCATCAGGTCTAACAGCGCGGCCATCAACGGTGCCGACTGAGTGCCACCGGACGCAATGTAGGCATAATTGTGCTGTGTGTCCTTCAACTGCTTTGTCGCGCGGCGGCAATCATCCACTTCGTAGATCGTGCCACCCTCAGTGAAATAGGTCATCACATCGGAGGTGGCCCGCTTGGGCTGAGTGCCTGAAAAGCCATAGGCGGACGACGTAGGTGCAATGCTAGTCGTCTCGCCTACCAAGACTTCCACCGAATCGGTTCGGGTTTCGATCACGTCAGGCAGGTAAATCGAATTTCCAGTGTCGTCAATGGCGCCGGGCACCAATGAGCCTTCGTACTCGGCCAGCTGTTCGCCGTCTTTATCCAGCAATCGCAAGCTAACAACATCATTAGCGGTATTCACGCCGCCCACCCGGTTTTCGTCCGCGTGTATTGCCACTTTTATGCCGTCGTTGAAGCAATCCAGGTGCTTTACGGCCATTAAGTAAGGCAATTCCGGCTCAGCGTCTGCCACGGTAAAGGCAAGCTCGCCGGTAGGCTCGCCGCCAACCTCTGCCAGAACTTCAGTGACAACAATCCACTTAAGCGCGGCCTCGGGCGTGTGCAGGCGGCTTACTACCGCTGTGTAGGCACCCTTGGTTAGCGCTTCAACGACCTGCACCCAGGATTCGTTGAGCGAATTGGCGCGCATAGACTCGCCCTTACCCAAGCGGGAGCGCACGTTGCCGGCGTTAACGGTAAACGCCTTGTCAATCCGGCCCCGTGTAGCGCGCATCGCGATACCAAACATCTGGTCAGCGTTGCCGCTGCTGGGAAGCTCGGAGTTATCGCGCAGTGGGTTCAGCTGAACGCCAGATTCGGCGCCCAACTGTCGTACAAATGATACAGCCATCGGTTATTCCTCTTTGTTACTTGCTGCTGCCCGACTTGCGAGAGCCGGTGCGCTTGGAAGCTGCTGGAGCGGCCTTGGTTTGGCCGGCACCACTGGCGGTATCGCCGAATTGAGGTTCCAGCTTGTCGACAACAACCTTTTCGCCTGCCTCTTCGCCAGGCTCTTTCGGTTCTAAAGATGCCTTGCTGAGGGTTATCAGTTTTGCGCTACCGTTCAATTCGGCGATCTGCGCAGCACTGCTGATCATGCGGGTCAGAGACGCAACGGTCTGAATACTGAACGTGCGCGATTCGCCTGGCCGCAAAAAGACTTTGGCCTCAGGCAGGCTTAGGTTGAACGGGGCGTGGCTGGCAATCTCAACCTGTAGCGGGAATTCCGCACCGCAGGTCAGGCCTTCAGCCAGCGCCATAGCACTCACACCGGTCAAAGCGTGAGCGCCAATGATTAACGTACTCATTGGCACCACCTCAGTTAGATCAGGTTCGTGATGTTGACCCGGGCGCACGCCTTGGAAGACGCGTTGTGCGGGTTAACGGCGGTGAAGTTGCGGGCATAAAAGCCAGCGCCAGACTTCAGGTCAGCGTTGGTTGCCAGCGGGATGACAGTGGGTGCCACGGCGTCGCCCAGCACAAACGGGTTGCGGGTTACGTCGGTGGCCTGCCCTACGCAGATAATTTCTGCAGAGCTGCCATCCAAAGCTTCCATCACCACTTTCGGGGCGTAATACACGTCATACTTGCCAAACAGACGACCCACGCGGTAGATACCGGGACGCTCGGAAACGCCAGAAGGCATCCAGATGTCAAGCGGCAAGCCCTGCATGATCGCAGCCATCATATCGCCCACGTACAAGTGAGTGATGCCGTGGTTCATCGTGTCGTTGGCCATCTTTTGTGACAGTTTGCCGATGACAGATGACAGGTCGCGCATAACGTCGGCGCGAGTTTTGTAATCGCCGCGAGATGCCCAGGCAAAGTCGAAGGTTTCCTGATTGCCAACCGACAGACGCTTCGCTTTGCGCAACACGTCGTAATGACGCTCGTTAGCAAACTGCGACTGAATGGCAATGATGCCCTCGGAATACGGGTCAAGACCCAATTCGTTGCTCATCTGGGTGCGCGCATCGATGGACTGCGTGGTGATCACGCGCCATGGCTTGGCGTACAGCGAGAAGATGTCGACGTTGGTGATCACACGCGGCGTCAACGTGTCGTCGCGCTCGTAATCAATAAAGCCTTCTACCAGAACTTCGTTGCCCTCGGGCAGAACCGGTGAGGCATTCAGCGCGATATCGCCGTTGTCGGTGTTGATGGTGCCGCTGATCTGATGAACGGTACCTGCAATTTCGACTTGTCCGGACACGCTGGAATTGCCGTTGCCGCTGGTGCTTACTTCGTTAGCCGCTACGCGACCGTTGACGTACACAATAGAGCGTCCGCGCAACAGAGGCACTTCGCCCGCTGCGGGGTCGCACGTGCTGTCCGTGTCTTGGATGGCGGTCAGCTTGCCGGTAATCGCGCCGGTCGGGTTGCCCACGTCCATGACGATCGTGCACATGTGCTCGCGGCTGGTGCTGATGTAGCGGTCGCCAGAGCTTACGCCGTCCATCAACCCGCCTTGGGTGTAGGCGCCGTAGGTGCTGCCTGCCTGGTGGGTCATGATGGCCAAGCGCGCTTCGTTTGACTGCAGATCGGCAGGCAAGTAGTGCGCAAATGGGATGGCTTCGCTCAAAGTAGACAGAATGGCTACTACAGCGCGGTTGGGTTGCAGCGAAAGAGCGGCATGGCTGTCGGATGTTGCGCTGTCCATCGCCATTTTCTTGGCCGCATCGCGGGTCGTGCCGTAAGCCAGGTGCATGGCCTGTTCCAGCAGGTCGCCGGGGGCTTCGGTGCCGTGCATGCGCTCGTAGTTGGCGGCGCCGTCGAGGATTGCACGGGTCACCATACGTGCTTGCTTGTCGTCGCCTTCACTGAAGACGGCTTGCAGTGTTTCGGGTACTTTAACGGAACCGGCTTGGTCCAGAGCGGTGCCCACGAAGTCGGCGGCAGCCGCGCTGTCAAACGCGCCACCCTTCATGGATTCGCTTTTAAGCCCGGCAACGAAGCTGGCCGCTTCGCTGGTAGCCCGGCGAGTGTGGTCGTGTTTCTTCGCCATGATTTTAATCTCCATAGTCTCAATTTAGAACGGATAGAGCCGACCAAGTCGGCCGGGAAAAGACAGTGTGCGGCGTTCGGTAAGAGCGGAATCGGTTGTTTTTCCGTTTCCGCCCTGGTGGGTTACGGGGTTTCTTCTTCGTCGCCCGGCATAAGGTCCAGATCGGCGCGGCGGCTGGCGATATAGCGAGACACGTAAGGCGGTATGTTGACCGTGGCCTCCACGTCGACAATTTCATAAGCCAACTTGGCTGCACCTTCGCCTTCGCCCAACAGCAGATAGATCACATCGTTTTTATTAACCTCAAAGCCTTCCGGGTTGCCGATCATCTCTTCGGGCTCGATTAAAAAGGGGTGCAGATCACCGCCCAAACTGGCGTCGCCGCGATCTACCAGCGACGCGCCCTGAAACGAATCCGCAGGCAACGCAAAGCCCAGCCCCACAAACGCCCATTTCACGTCGGACTCATCCTCAGTGTTGAGCACCATCATGCCGCCCAGCGAGGGAGTGCCTCCTGCTTCCACGTCAGGCCGGTTGACCTGCTTGCGATACACCTCGCAGTTCATCGCGTTGGGGTGGTGAATAATCACATTTCGGGCCATCGCATTGATGCCCATGGGGATACGGTTGAGCATTACTTTGCTGCCCCTTTGAGAATGGCAATCGCCTGTTCACGCGACATGCCCAGCTGTTGAATCGTGGCCATCAGAGCCGCTTCTGCCTTGGGATCTCCCGCCGCTGCGACCACTCGCTTGCTGCCTGACGCCACACGTTTTGGTTTGGTTGTGGTAGCCCGACTTTGCTTGCGCAGCGCAGCGCGGGAACGGTCATAATCACGGTCGCCGGTATTGCCAGCGGCCTTTGGTCTTGCCGCCTGCTTTTTGGCCTGTTTGTCTGCGTCTTTTTGTGAGGCTCGAATGTTTCCAGACCCATCGCCGGCCTTACGCCCTTTTTCGATAGCGCGCACTAGGAAGTTTTGCACCGTCGCCGATGACTCAACCTCGGCCATGACCCGCAGCACGTGCTTGCAAGCCACGCCGTTCAGATTTGGGTTACGCACCTTCGGGTAGCCATTTTCAGCGCGCCCGGCGTGATAGTTGCCAATCGTGGCCACGTAGCGGTACCAGAACCGGTGTCGGCCGCAGTCACAATCAAAGCGTATGGGTTGTTTTCTAAGCCAGACTGCGGCCTTTTTGGGCGTCTTATCGCCACCGGCAATGGCCGCGGCATAACCCACAAAGTTAACGGTCACAAAATGACGTGTGGCGTCGTATTTTCGGCTCGCATTGGTGACAAAGCGCACCTCCAGTGCGTCAATATTTCCCCCGGAGCCTTTTACCCCACGGGCGCTACCCGGTACCGCTGTCGTGATCTCCTGCCGTGCGCGCTTGCGATCCACGGCAGTAGACATATCGATGACCTGGCGGGGATTGATGCCGCCCTTGAAGCGCTTGCCCAGGGTTCGCACGTTTTGCCGAAACGCGGCCAAGTCATCGGCGGTCAGGGGTCGCGGCTTGCCGTCCGGGGTGTTCATGGTGGTGGTCAGAAGATCCGACGCGCTTAGCTCATCGGCATTACCGCGCAAGTCATCAGGCCTGAGTATTCGGGGTGCGTTGCCGCGCTGGGCAGCATCTTGTCGTGCCAGTTCCCTGGCCTCGCCCACGGTCCCCGACAATTTACCGATTGATGATTCATCAGCCATCAGTCAACCC